GATCCAAGGGAGTTCGGATCTAGGAGTTGTAATAAAATCAATGATATCGGCATGGTCAATATCACAGTGAGCAACAATAGCACCGTTCTTGTAGACCCCGCCTCTTCTAAGTGTTTCATTTAATACTGAGTAAATTTTTGCAAACGAGACTGGGCCACTCGCAACAAGTCCCTTGCCATTCTCAGTTCCTTTAGGTCTAAGGTTGGATAAGTGGATTGCAACTCCTGCTCCGTATCTAAGAGCGTGGCTCGCAAATCTCCAAGACGCTTCGATTCCATTGTCTCCCTCCATTGAGTCTTCAACAACGAAGACGGTGCAGCTTACAGGCAATCTCCCTTCTGGGTTATCCATCCAGTTTTGTACTCGGCCTGTTCGAGCGATCAATTCTGCTGTCATTAAACTAAATCATCTAAATTTGGTGGTGCATAATTTGGTCCTTTAAGAACCTTACCGTCTTCACGGTAGATAGGTTTTCCATCTTCATCTAACTTAGACATGTTACTTTCGTGTACTCTATGCAGAGCTTCATCTAAGTCCCATCCCATGTTAGCAGCGTACTGATAACAAACATAAACTAAGTCAGCTAATTCTTTTAAACAATCAGCCCTGAACATATTGTTTTTTCTAAACAACATACCTTCAGCTTCAAGAAACTCTTTAAACTCTTCAGTTATAAGATTCTTTTGTTTAGTCCGATGTGGCCGATCCGTGTTGTTGCCAATCGCATACTTCGTCCGAAACTCCTTCGCTTGCTGGCTTAGGAATGTCTTGTGTATGTCTGGTGTAATCGTTAGCGACATGTTCTAGTTCATTGGTTAGGTAATGGATAGCTTTTGTTAGATCCTTAACAGAATCTTCTTTGTAACCAACCCTGCAAATATACTTAATAGCATTTCCAAGGTGGTAGTTAAGTCCTTGATCTCTAATGAAATCCCAGACTTCTATGGAACCCCGTTTATAATACTGGGGTCCATAGGATTGGTTCTTCACGGTCATAGTCGTAGTTTTCGTGTTGTAATATCTTAGCTAAACGTGCATTAAGCAGAGCATCATCGTCTGATAATCCTCGTTCTCTAAACGCTTGGCAAATTGCCTCCCACTTAGAGTCATGTTTGTTTAGTAAATCTGCTGCACGTTTAACTCCTATTCCTGGACACCCTGCGTAGCCATCTGTAGGATCGCCAGCCAGCGATTGAATTAGATGCCATGTGTCCCCATCTTCTTTTGTAATCTCTTCTACATCATCCGTAAGATTCCATAGAACCCCAGGAATTTGTTTCATATCTTTATCAGGACTCACCACAATGTTATCTAGACTTGCATACTTAGGGTTCGTTGCATCAATTCCAATGGAATCATCTGCTTCTAATCCTTTACGGCATACAAAATTGTAGTTATCTTGACAGTGATTGACTAATCTTCTATATCCTAAAGGCTTACGCCTATTTCGATGACCTTTGTAATCCCCAAAAATTTTCTTCCTGAAATTTTCAGTACTAGAAAAGTATAGGATTATGTCATCATCCATCATAGCGGTCTTGACTTTCTTTATTTCTCTCTCAAAGATCTTCAGAACACTACTGAAATTGGATTGTGTTACAATAACATCATTACCAAAATCAATACCCTCTTCACATGCTTGAGATGCCTTATAGGCTAAAAAGTCACAATCAATTAATAGCATTAGTGTACCTCGGCCCAATTATCACCTATATTTGCGTCAGCAGCTATAGGGATTCTCAGTTTGTAGTATTCACCAGCTTGAGCAGCAGACATTTTACAAGTAAAAGCAACGTATTTCGCCAATGATGGTGGCGATGCTAATACCTGTTCATCATGCACAAAGGCGTACCTTTCATGCTCAAAGTTAGATATTTTTAGATTCTCATCTGTAATAAGACACCAACGCTTCGCAATTACCCCTGCGGATGACTGCAAAAGGAAGTTTAAAGCCTTATGTCCAGAGTCAACATGTATATCACGTCCATCTATAGAACGTATAGTACCTTTTTCAGCAACCTTTTTAGTAGCTTCAACTAGATCCTTTAGGCCAGGAATTGCTTCCATGTATGCCTTTCTAATTTCAGCTCCTTTTTTCTTTGCCTCTTCAGGTGATAACATGTTGTCATACGACAAGCCTAATTTCTGGTTTCCCCCGCCATATAAAAAGCAGTAAGTTACAGTCTTGACTTGTCTACGAGTAATGCCAATTTTATCAGCATTTTCCTGATGAATATCTCCGTTAAGTAATATATCTGCATATCTTCCTCCATCGTAACGGGCAAGATAATGTGCAAACATCCTTAACTCTATTCCCGCAAGGTCACTGTCAATAAGTTTCCATCCAGGTTTTGTAATAAATAGCTCACGACAATCCTTATCACTACTGACTTGTGCCAGATTGGGAGTTGCGTGTGCCATTCGGTGCGTGGCAGCCCCTATAAAACAGGAGTGGTGAAGTCTGCCATCCTTGACCAACTTCAACCATGCATTACTGCCTTGCGACAACATTCCGAGCTTCTTTTGTATAATCAGAATCTCAAGGAATAGTAATGCTTCATCTGTGCCTATCTCTTTTAAAACAGTCTCATCAATGACTGGTTTACCAGTAGGCGTTAATTTGTTTGGGTTCCAACCTTGAAAGGTTTTGAACCACCAAGCAATGTGTTCTCTGCTACTAGCATTGAAATCTTTTAAGCGTTGCATTTCGCAACCTTTAACGTAACCTTGCTTGTTGTTGTCACGTTTAGGTGTGAATGTGTTACCAGGAACGTAGCTACATATGGCCTGAGTGGCCTCTCTAAGCTCCTCTAAGCGGTTCAAAAGTTTGTTCTCTAACTCTTGAGCCTTTTTCACATCCAAGGGCCATCCAACCCGTTTTTGATCCTGCATCAACTCAGCGAGGCGATGCTCTAAGATGATGGGTTCAGGTATTTTTGGAAATGTTTCCATAGTTTTGCGAGTACAGCGACATCTTGTTTGCAGTATTCCTGCATTTCTGGGGTCCAATCTTTCCAATCAGTAGTCTTACCATAGTCCCCTTTACGACACCTTAACCGATACCCGTAGGCTTCAAGGCTATGTGATCCATACAATTTAGCTGGCATGTCACGCCATTTCCTTGTAAGATCAATGTCTAAGAGGTTTGGATGGTAAAATCTACTGAGAATTAAGGTGTCCCAGTGTTTAGCCATTAGTTTTCTAAAGAATGGGTAGTGCTTTTGTGCTTGTGCTACATCATATGCTATCCCATTATGAGATACGATGTTGTCACAAGCCATTAGGTTAGTTAATCCATTAGCAATGGAATGACTAGCCATAGGTAATTCTTTAGGGTTATCCGCATATTTCTCATCGTTATACTCCTCTACAAGACCTGTATCCAGATCTTGAGTGACTATACAATGAATACGGGTGGAATCTAGCCCATCTGTCTCCATGTCGAAGGCTAGGTTGAGGGTTTTTTCCATGTGTAGGTTTTATCTTTGAACTGTGCCTTAGCAACAGCTTCTGATGATGGTGGTTTAGGTCTTTTTAAGTATGTGTACCAAGGGTGTTCATACTCACTCCCTTCAAAAATCCGTGGCTGGGTTGAAGTCTCTCTCAATTTCATGTTCAGTAAAACTGCAAGTTGATAAATCGTAAGAAATTTGACATGCTATTCCAGTTTCGCCTGAATAGCGATTTTTAAGCACTCTAACAGTCGTAGAATTTCCAGTAGAGTCGGCCTGTTGATCTCTTTCAAGGGCAATGACCGTATCTGATATTTGAGCAATGCTATGTGATCCTCTAAGTGAGGACAAGTTAACTCGACCTCCCTCTTCGTGCGAAGCCCTATCATTTGTACTTCTCCTTAAATGTGATACAAGGAATAATGCTATTCCAGTACGTTCAACTAATGATCTTAGTTTGGTCATTGTTGTGTCGATCATCCTACGCTCATCCCCTTCCAAGCCTGAAAGGAGAATACTAAGATGGTCTAAGAATACAACACGACACTCCAATCCACTGGCAAGGTACTCGATCCTATTATAAATGACATCAGGATCAAAAGAGCCGAAGCCATCGAAAAGGTAAAGATGCCAATTACCAATGGTAGTACGAAAATCTTCTTGTAGTTCTGACTCATCATGTTCTCCAAGGTGTAGTGGTTTACCCACCGCTGTGGACATTAATCCAAGTGCGGTGTTTCGATTACTTGCTTCAAGCTCCACGACCCCAACCCGTTCCCCCTTTTGGAGGAGGTCAGCTGCAAGTTGACGACAGAATGAGGTTTTTCCTGTACCAGTGCCCGCAGTAATTGCAGTAAGTGTTCCGTACCTGATCCCGTGTAGTTTCTCGTTAAGTCCTTTGAATGGGTATTCATAAGCACATGGTGGTTCTGGTTGTGTAACTAATTCAAGTAGCGATTTTGCATCAACAATTCCGTCAGGACGATACGTCTTTGCGTCCCAGACAGCCCTTCTAATTGCCTCCGAATCACCCGCTTGGAGTGCCTCAGACGCATCTTTGTACTTTTCAAGTCGTGCAATCTTCGCCTTCCCTGGTGGTAAAAGAGCCGCACATTCTTCAGCGGCTTCAATACCAGCTTGGTCATTGTCGAAGAAGAGAACAATCTCGTCATAACCTTGTGTTAAATCTAGTACTTTCTGTAGGTCTTTCTTAGCCCCTGCAGCACCATTAGGTACTGACATATGAGGCCAAGTGGGCATTGCAGCATAACCTGATACTGCATCTAATTCACCTTCGTAAAGAGTCAGTCTTGACCCTTTGTTAGGGAATAAGTTTTGACCAAAGAATTGGTTATCGGTATTTTTACCGTCCCAATAGAAATCTTTGCCCTTTGTTTTTACTTTAGCCGCAACTACATGCCCCTTCTTATCGAAGTAATGGAAACGTAAGACATCTCCATCTTTATGGACACGATATTTACGACATTGTTCTTCGGTAAGTTTCCGTTTCTTTAAGGAAACAGGTTGGCCTTGTATCATAGCCTTATGAGTAGTTTGCGGTGATGATGGTGGCTCTCCTTCTCCAGACGTTCTAGCATTACAGCTGAAGCAATAAGTATGACCGTCAGAGTAGACGCTGTTAGCATCGGACGAGCCACAGTTAGAGCATGCTGTATGATAGCAGAACTCGGATCCTTCATTTGCATTTGAGCCAACTGATTGGAATTGCATATGATGCACACCACGGGAAACCGTGTTTCTCGGCCCACATGGCATAAGTGGTTTTTGAGCGTTTAGATAATTTGTTATATGGTGATTGAAATACGAAACGAATGTCAAGGTCAGGATGAGACTTCTTAACAGCCAGCATCTTGCGTCTGTCAGTACTTTTAAACCAACCCTTACATTCTAGGTAGACATCCCCAACCCTAAAGTCAGGGATGTAGTTATGTTCTATGACATATGGTAGCTTATCTTCTTCGTAAGTATAATCTAATTTCAACCTATTTAGTATAGCAGCTACCTCTTTTTCCAGACCACTTCTCATTAGAAGTCTTCATCCTCCTCTTCAGTGGTCTTATCAGCTACAGGATTAGGCTCGGATACCTTGAATCCTTTCGTGGCTCCAAACAATGCTGTAGCTTCTTCTGGGGTCATATCCCCGTCATCAACAACACCAGCTCCAGTATTTAAACTGACAACTTGTACTGCCTTTAACTTTAATGATGTACCAATATCACCTGCTGGTAGGACGTATGGCTTTTGGAAGAAAGCTAACTTAACCATCGTACCGCTATATATAGGGGTGTTCTCATCTGTTATTGCAGTACCCTCTGTGTCAACGACAACAGGTACATACTTGTCCCCATCTTTCCAACTGAATCGTACTTGATAGAATCCAGGCTTGTTCTCTATTTCCTCCCAAGGCTCAGGCTTGACTGTAACTCTTCTGGGATTCTTTGCTTTGCTCCTAGCCCATTCAAGAGCACTCTCACGCTCTTCCTCTAGGTCTTTGACAAAACTTTCTGGTAAGACAGCAGCTAACTTATAGCCCCACTCTCCAGGTTTTAGAACTGCTTGGAACCCATCAAGTAATACAGGCTCTTTAGTGACATGTGTAGTCATGGTGTTTAACAAAAAAAGTAAGTGGAATTAGTGACAACATTAGGATCTAATGTGCCTACTATTGGCGGTGGCTCTGATGCATTAATGGTTTTTCCAAAACGTGTAAGCCAGCAATCTCTTGTGAAGATATCGGTGTAGGTTTCTCGCACAAGTGTATTGAGTGTTCCCATGTCTCCTGCTCTACAAAGAACCGAGTCATGGATGACTGTGAATGGTCCATTAAACTTTTGAAAAGAACTGTGCAGTATGGAAGCATCCAAAGAATGTATGAAATTAGGAGCAGTACTACTTTTATGTTTTTGAGGACAAGCTTTTTTGTCTTCAGTACATACGTTTAATTGTACTCTACCTAGTAATTGTAAGTCCATCCTTTCAAATTTGAATACATCACGTTGTTGGTTTACGACAAAGCCTGTTGGTGTTACCCATTCAACTTCTTCAGCACCATTTTTAATGTATTCTCCTACATGTTTCTTAATCCAACGCATAACACGCATAGGACCAGGAACTATAGCATCCATACTTTGATAGACAGCATTGACAACCTCAGTCAACTCATCAGAT